ATCCGGGCGCCCGAGGGGCGGGCCGGAGGGCCGAGGGGTGCCTCACCCCCCTCCCCGGCCAAATCCAGGGTCCTTCCGGGAGGGGGGTGCCGGTGAGGGGAATTCGGACCCCATCGGTTCACCCTCTGAGAAATTTTGAAAACAGGGGTTGTTGTTGATGTCCGGCGCCATCGACGGCCGGCTCGTAAACCGCGCCGACCTCGCCGGGATCTTCGGCGTCAGCGTCAACACGGTGACGAGCTGGATCGAGAAGGGCTGCCCCTACGTCGAGCGCGGCAGCAACGGCGTGGAGTGGCAGTTCGACACAGCCGCCGTGATCGACTGGAAGGTTCAGCGCGCCGTCGAGAACGTGGCGATGAGCGCCAGCGACGACGGCACGAGGGACAGCAGCAAGGCTCGGCGCGAGGACGCGGATTGCCGCCGCGCGGTGGCCAATGCGATCGTCGCCGAGATCAGCGCCGACGAGGCGCTGAAGGCGGTGGTGTCCCGCCATGACGCGGTCGCCGACATGGCGACCTTCTGCCAGGTCCTCCGGACCGGCCTCTCGAACATGGCCTCCAAGGTCGCCGGACGGGCGGCCACGATGACCAACGCCTCCGAGATCGAGGCGATGGCCAAGGCCGAGATGAACCGAGCCTTCACGGCCGCCCGCGAGGAAATCGCCCGGCGGTGGTTTGCAGGACGCGAACCCGACGATGACGCTGGCGGAGCGGATAGGAACCCACCGGCGGGGTGAGTACCCGGCCGGTCGCGACGCGACGCGCACCGAGCTGGACCAGCTTTTCGACGAGGCCCTCGTCTTCAAGCCGCATATGTCCGGCTCGGAGTGGGCGGAGGAGCACGGCCGGATCCCGAAGAGCACGGGCTCCGAGAGCGGGCCGGTCACCCTCTACGGGTACCAGCGCGGCCTCATGGACGCGATGTGCGATCCGACGCTGCCGCTGGTCACTGTCCTGAAGGCGGCCCGCGTCGGCTACACCCGACTCGCCACCCTGGCGATCGGCTACCACCTGCATCAGGACCCGACGCTCTGCGCGGTCGCGCAGCCGGTCGAGGACGACGCGGAGGAGTTCGGCGCCACCGAGATCGCGCCGATGCTGCGCGAGACCCCGGTGCTCGCGAAGATGCTACGGCCCGTCCGCAAGGGCGAGAAGCAGGACTCGGCGACCTTCTACCAGCTGTCGAACGGCGCCCTCGTGCGCGTCGTCGGCGCGGCTTCGGACGACGCGTTCCGACGCTACTCGGCCCGGTTCCTATTCGCCGACGAGATCGACGGCGACGGCTGGACGCCCGGTGCCAAGACGCAGGGCGACAAGCTCAAGCTGTTCTGGACCCGCGGTGAGACCTTCTACAACCGAAAGCAGGTCCGAGGCTCGACCCCGCTCCTCGAGGAGACGAGCCGGGTCTGGAAGCTCTGGCTGGTCTCGGACCAGCGGCGCTACTTCGTGCCCTGCCCGCAATGCTCGGAGGCCGCCGGCGAGCTCGACGGCTGGCAGTATCTGGACTGGGGCGGAAAGGACACGCCGCACGGTCTGAAGTGGGATCTGAACGAGGACCGCTCGCTCAAGTCCGTCTGGTACCAAGGCACCTGCGGCTGCATCATCGATGAGGGCAGCAAGGCCTGGATGGACGCCCACGGCGAATGGCGGGCGACCGCGACGCCGAAGACGCCCGGGCACGCCGGCTTCCATCTCTGGACCGGCATGTCGCTCAACGTGAACGCCGCCTGGCCGGTGATCGTGCAGGAATGGCTGGAAGCCCAGGACGATCCCGCGAACCTCGTCCAGCCGTTCGTGAACCTGCGCCTCGGCCGGCCGTACCGGCAGACCTACGGCCAGGAGATCAAGCCGACGGCGTTCCTGGAGCGCTGCGAGGAATACGGCGCCGAGGTCCCGGACTTCGTCACCACCCTAACGCTGGGGGGCGACGTCCAGTCCGGCGCCAACGCCCGCATCGAGGGCGGCATCTGGGGCTGGGGCCCCGGCCTGGAGAGTGCCCTGATCGGCCATTTCGTCCTGATGGGCGATCCGGCCGAGCCCGGCGTCTGGCAGTCCCTCGACGCCCTGCTGAAGCGGACCTTCCGCAAGGCCGACGGCACCGAGCTGCGCGTGAGAGCGGCCGCCATCGACTCCGGCGGCCACCACACGGCTGAGACCTACGCCTTCTGCACCGAGCGCCGGAAGCGCAAGGTCTGGGCGATCAAGGGCAAGTCAGAGGCGCGGGGCGCTCGCACCAAGGTGTGGCCGCGGCTCGCGTCCACGAAGCTCGGCTCGTCCTGGTACATGATCGGCGGCAACGCCGCCCGCGACTTCGCCTACGGCTCGCTGCCGCTGGTCGATCCCGGCCCGCGCTACGTCCACTTCCCGCTGGTGCCGGCGCGCGGCTCCCGGCCGATCGACGCCGAGTACTTCGAGCAGCTGACCCGCGAGAAGCTCGTGGTGCGACGGCAGGGCTTCACCGAGTGGGACAAGCCGAAGGTCCCGCGCGAGGCCGGCGTGTGCTTCGTCTACGCCTACGTGGCGATGTGCGGGCTTCAGAGCCTGTCCCGCCGCTACGTGGCGCTGGGCAAGATGCCCGAACGCGAAGAGCCTGAGGAGCCGCTGGACGACGAGCCGGCGGCCGAGCCGGGTCAGGCCGTCGTCGTGGCGCCGCCGGCCGAACGACCGGCGCCCCGCCCCGTGGTGGTGCAGCGCGCCGAACCCAAGAAATCGTCGGCGCCCAAGCCGCCCGGGAAAAGGCCGTCGACATGGCTGTAGACTACGCGGCCCGGATCACGGCGATCGAGGACGCGCTCGCGCAGGGCGTCCTCACCGTCAGCTACGAGGGCAAGTCGGCGAGCTATCGCTCGTTCGAGGAGATGCTGAAGATCCTGGGCTATCTGCGTCGCCAGCTCGCGCGGGCGAACGGGCAGCGCGTGTCGAACGTCGGCCTAGCGAGCTTCGATCGCGGCTACACCCGTCGCGGGTGGCGCTGCTGATGGCCGGCGAGGTCAAGGTCGCGGGCCCGAAACCGGACCGCGCAGGCGCTCCCTGCGCGCGGCGGCGCTCCTACGAGGCCGCGCAGCGCAGCCGCAACGGCGATACCTGGCTCGGCGCCGTCCGCTCGGCCGACGCAGAGCTCTACAACGAGGCCCGGACCCTGCGCGACAAGTCGCGCTGGCTCGTGCGCAACAACCCCTATGCCGCGAAGGCCACCGCGAGCCTCGTGTCGAACGTCGTCGGCGAGGGCATCGTGCCCCGGCCGGTCACCGGCTCGCCCTCGCGGGATCGCAAGATCTGGGAGGCCTTCCAGCGCTGGTCGTTTCGCTGCGATCACGCCGGGCAGCTCGATTTCTACGGCCTGCAGGCGCTGCTGTTCCGGGAGATGGTCGAGGGCGGCGACTCCCTGATCCGCCGCCGGTACGTGAAGAAGCGCGGCAAGGGAGACGTGCCGCTGGAGCTTCAGCTCCTCGAGGCCGATTTTCTCGACCCGATGCGCAACGGCGTGCTGCGCGAGGGCGGCCTGACGATCCAGGGCGTCGAGATCGACATGGCGAGCCAGAAGCGGCGCGCCTACTGGCTCTACCCCTACCACCCGGGCAACCTGCCGTACTTCTACGGCGGCGAGCCGATGATCTCCGCGCCCGTGCCGGCCGAGGAGGTTCTGCACGTCTACGAGCTGCAGCGGACCCAGACGCGCGGTGTCCCGTGGGGCACGCCGGCGATGGAGCCGACGAACCTGCTCTCGGACTACGAACTCGCCGAGAGCGTTCGGAAGAAAACCGAGGCGTGCGTCGTCGGCTTCGTGCTCGGCGCCGATGACGACGACGAGGACAACCTCGGCCTGCGGGTCCAGGACTCCGACGGACGCGAGGTTGAGCGCTTCGAACCGGGCATGATCCCGCGGCTGCACGGCGCGAAGGACGTGAAGTTCAACGCGCCGACCGCCGTCGGCGGCTATGGCGAGTACAAAACGAAGCGCCTCCAGGAGATCGCGGCCGGCTGGCGAATGCCCGCTGAGTTGATCTCGGGCGACCTGTCCGAGGTGAACTTCTCCTCGATGCGGGGCGGCCTGGTCGAGTTCCGGCGCCTCGTCGGCACGATCCAGTGGCAGATCCTGATCCAGATGGCGCTCCAGCCGATCTGGGAATGGTGGTGCGAGGCCGCCTACCTCGCGGGCGTAATCGACCTTCCGTACGTGCCGGTCGAGTGGTCGCCGCCCGAGTTCGCCTGGGTCGACCCGCTGGCCGACGCCCAGACCGCGGCCATCGAGGTCCGCAACGGTTTCCGCACCTGGCAGGACGTCGTGGCCGAGAAGGGGCGCAACCCCGACGACGTCCTCGACGGCATCCGCGCCTTCAACGTGAAGGTCGACGACCTTGGCATCATCCTCGACTCGGACCCGCGGCGCACCAATGCCAAGGGGGTCCAGCAACCCGAACAGGACGAGGCCGCGGGCGAAGAGCCCGAGCTCTCCCGCCCGAACCGGGGCGCCACCCGCGGCCGAAGGGGTCGTGCAGCTTCCGCAATTCGACCGCCTGGCGGCCGTGCGCGCGGAGAGCTTCGACGCGGACAGCAACACGATCGAGATCGTCTGGACCACGGGCGCGAGCGTCCGTCGCTACGACTGGTGGGACGGGACCGAGTACGACGAGGTCCTGTCGGTCGACCCTAAGGCGATCAGGCTGGAGCGCCTCAACCTCGGCGCGCCCTTCCTCGACAGCCACTGCTCCTACGGCTGCGACAACGTCATCGGCGCGGTCGTGCCCGGCTCGGCCAAGATCGAGGATGGCCGCGGGCTCGCCCGCATCCAGCTCTCGAAGGCGCCGGGCGTCGCCGACACGGTCCAGAAGATCCGCGAAGGCGTCATCCGCAACGTCAGCGTCGGCTACTGGGTCCACAAGGTCGAGAAGACCGAGGCCGACGACGGCACGGTCGCCCGCTGGGACGTCGTGGACTGGGAGCCGCTGGAGATCTCCGCGGTCCCGATCCCGGCCGACGCCGCCTCTCAGATCCGTTCCGACCAGGCCGAAGGCGAGAGCCCGAAGCTCCGCGCCTGCCTGGTCGTCACCCGCAACCCGGCCTCCGGGCCATCCCCGAAGACCCGAGGAGACAAGTCCATGGCCGGTAAGCCCAGCAAGCCCAAGTCCCAGCGCGCCAAGACCCCGGCCGAACTCGAGGCCGAGAAGAAGCGCCTCGCCGCGGCCCGCAGCGCCGCCGCCCGGAAGGCGGCGGCCCGGGCCGCGCGCGAGGACGAGTGCGACACCGACGAGGATGCGGACGGCGATGCCGAGCGCGACGAGGACCAGGACGAGGAGCGCGATTGCGACGACGGCGAGGATGGCGATGCCTGCTCGGACGACGAGCGCGACTGCGACGACGACGATGCCGAGGACGATGAGGATCGTGACGGCGAAGACGACGAGGACGACGGAGAATGCGAGCGCGCCGCGCCGAAGCCCGGCAAGCGCAAGGCCCTGACCGCCGCCGAGGTCCGCAAGGCGGCCGAGGTCGCGGTGCGCGCCGATCGCGTCCGCGGCGCCAAGATCCGCGAGATCGCCAAGCAGTTCGGCTTCCCGAACCTCGGCGAGCGACACGCCAACGGCGAGACCTCGGTGCGCGCCTTCAAGGATCTCGTGCTCGAGCGCCTGGCCGATCGCCAGAAGAAGCGCGGCAATACCACCTTCGCGGCCGCCTCGGCGGCCGGCGTGGGCGAGGAATACCGCGGCGCGGTGCCCGCCGCCCGCGACTTCGAGAAGGGTGCCGCCGAGGCACGCGCCCTGCTCGGCAAGAAGTAATCGGCGCCCACAGCGCACAGCGAAGGATCCCCCGCGATGGGCACCAGCAACGTTTACGCCTCCTACGACCCGACGGCGCTCTTCGCGGGCGCCTTCCCGGTCCGCCACCGCCCGGTCACCGTCGCCAGCGGCTCCAACGCCGCCGGCGCGCCGCTGAAGCGCGGCACCCTGCTCGGCCGCGTCACCGCGACCGATAAGTACGTCCCCTGCGTCGCCACCGTGAACGACGGTAGCCAGGTCCCGGCCGCGGTCCTGGCCGCCGACCTCGACGCGTCGGTCGCCGACGCCGTCGGCCCCGCCTACTTCGAGGGTGAGTTCGCCGGCGAGATCATGACGATCGACGCGTCCTGGACGATCCAGACGCTGCAGGCGTCCCTCCGGCAGAACAAGGCCGACCTCTACGTCCGCACCGTGGGCGTCCTCGGCTGATCCGCTTCCACCCATCCCGGTAGATCGCAGGGCCCCGTCGCGGGCCCTTTTCTTTTGGAGCCCGCGATCATGGCGATCGACTACAATTCCACCGCCCAGCTGCTCGGCGCCTTCGGCGTCCTCGACAAGGCCAAGCCCGTCCTCCTGAACCTGTTCTTCACGATGGAACAGGTGTTCGATACCGAGGAGGTCTACTTCGACAAGGTGCAGCGCGCCCGGCGCTTGGCCCCCTTCGTGGTGCCGACCGTCGAGGGCAAACCGCAGCGCTCGCGCGGCTACACCACGATGGGCTTCCGTCCGCCCTACGTGAAGCCGCTCCACATGATCGAGCCGCAGAAGATGCTGAAGCGCCGCGTCGGCGAACAGCTGCTCGGCAATATGACCCCGACCCAGCGGTTCGAGCTCGCGCTCTACGACAACATGCTGATCGAGGACGACGAGATCACCCGGACCGAGGAGTGGATGGCCGCGCAGCTGCTGCTCAACGGCGCCATGACCTGTCAGGGTGAGGATCACCCGCCGGTGCTGGTCGACCTCAACCGCAACGCCGCCCACACCGTCGCGCTCACTGGCGCGCTGCGCTGGAACCAGACGGGCGTCGACCCGTACCAGAACATGCGCACCTGGGCGAAGACGGTGCAGCGCAACTCGGGCTTCCACCCGGGCGTGGTCGTGTTCGACCCGCTGGCGGCCGATTACTTCCTCAACAGCCCGGGCGTCACCCGGGTGATGAACACCTACCGGCAGACCTCCGGCAACGTCGACCTCGCCGGCAAGGTGACGGGCGGCGGCCTCGGCGAGGAGGTGAAGTACCTCGGCTCGATCGGCGAGTTCGACTGCTTCCAGTACCAGCAGCTCTACACGGATGCCGCGGGCAACGTGCAGCAGTTCATGCCGGACAACACGGTGATCATGGGCAACACGGTCGGCTGCCAGGGCATCCGTACCTACGGCGCGATCATGGACGCCGATGCCGGCCTCGCCCCGCTCGCCCGCTTCCCGAGCGTGTGGAAGGAGAAGAACCCCTCCGCGTGGTTCTCGATGATGCAGTCGGCGCCCCTGCCGCTGCTCGGCTGGGTCGACGCGACCTTCTCCGCGACCGTCGCCTGACGCCTCCGCGCCCCTGATCCGGCGGCGCCCCTGACGGCGCCGCCTCGCCTGCAACCCTGAGATCGCGAGGGCCTCGACCCATGGCCACCAAGAAGATCGTCACCTCCGTGACGCTGCACATCCCGGCGAAGGGGCATACGCCCTTCGAGTTCGACGCCTTCTCGAACCGCATCGGCGGGAAGTACGCCATCGACGAGGTCCCGCCCGGTTCGGTGGTCGAGCTCGATGCCGATGAGGCCGACGCGCTGATCGCCGCCGAGCGGGCGACCGCGTTCGAGGACAAGGCCGCCCCCGCGGCTGAGAAGACCGCCGCGAAGCCGGCCGCCGCGTGATCGACTTCGCCGCCCTGGCACTCGGGCCCGGCATCACCGCGTTCGGGCGCCCGGTTACGGTGACGCCGCTGGCCTCGTCGCCGGTCCGCCAGCCGTTCGACGCCACCGGCGTCTGGACGGTGAAGAACACCAACATCCAGCTCGAGGGCGACCAGAGTCTGAACACCACGGTGCTCACGCTCGGGATCCGCCTCCCGGACTGGAAGTACGAGCCTGAGCAGTTCGCCCTCGTGCGCATCCCCGCCGCCGGCTTTTACCCGGACGAGGGCACGCTCTGGATCGACGACATCGATCCGGACGGCCAGGGCGGCGCCACCCTCACCCTGAAGCGCGGCTTGCCGCCGGAGCTGTGATGCCGTCACCGTCGACGCAGATCCGGGAGGCGATCATCGAGCGCCTCCAGGGTCAGGACTGGCTGGCGGTCAAGGCAATCCGCCGGCAGCCGCGACCGCAGATCCAGCACACGAACCTCCCCGCGCTCCTGGTCATCCTCGTCGACGAGCTCGAGACGCCGGAGGACGAGGCCAACACTGGGCCGCCGCGCTTCATCAGCGAGGTGACGATCGGCATCTCGGTGGTGATCGGGCATCAGCCGCCCGAGCAGCTCGACGCCGACCTCGACGACATCGTCGACCGGATCCGCTCGCATCTCCTGACCGACCCGACGTTCGTGCGCGGGGTCGACCCGGGCAAGGCCGAGGACGATCCGGAGCGCTTCCCGCTGTTCGAGGCGGTGAGCAAGGTCCGCCGCGGCCGCGTCTTCCCGCAGGACGGCGAGACGTACTTCGCGGAGGGGCGGCTGGAGATCACCTTCCTGGCGCGCACGAATTACGACCCGGTGATCCCGGACGTCCTCGAACACGTCGTCATCACCGCCCGCCCGGCCGGCGCCGGCCCGGGCACGCCCCCGATCGGGCTCACGATCGACCTTCCCACTACCTGAGCCGGCCCGCGCCGCTCCCAATCCGAGGACATCGCCATGGCCGGATCAGCCACGGTCGCCGTCAGGGCGACCGAGGAGCGCTACCGCGCGCTCAAGCACATGCCGTCGCAGACCGGCTTCGAGGCGGACGGCACAGCCCGCTGGCCGGCCGACCAGTTCACGTTCCGCCTGCGGGACGAGGGCGCCATCGAGCTCCTGGAGGATCTGCACGACGCCGGCGGCCCCACCGCCGCGCCGACCTCCGCCAAGCCCGCCACCAGCGCGAGCGCCGCCGCGCCCGCCGCCGCTTCGCAGGAGTAAGCCGCGATGGGCATCACGCGCGTTCCGGACAACTACAAGATCCCGGGCCCGAACACCCAGATCGACCCCTCGCAGGCCGGCACCCCAACCTCGCTGAAATGGGCGCTGCTCCCCGGCATCCTGACGTCGGCCGGCTCGGCCACGCCGAACCAGGTCGTCGCCTGCGGCACGAACGCGGACGCCGACGCCCTGTTCGGCCCGGGCTCGATGCTCGCACGCATGTTCAAGACGTTCTTCAAGGGCGTCACGAGCGTGCCGATCTACTGCCTGCCGGTGCCGGAGCCGGCCGCCGGCGTCGCGGCGACAGGCACGATCACGGTCACGGCTGCCCCGACCGTCGCGGGCACCTATCCGCTCTACATCGCGGGCCAGCTCGTGCCGATCGCCATCGTCTCGGCGGACACCACGGCGACGGTGGCCACCAAGATCGCAGCCGCGATCACCGCGACCCCGGACCTGCCGGTCACCGCCTCCGCGGCGGCCGCCGTCGTCACCCTGACGGCCAAGTGGAAGGGCCTGACCGGCAACGACATCAACGTGCAGGACTGCTACCTCGGCCGCTACGGCGGCGAGCAGCTGCCGGCCGGCCTCGCGGTGACCTACCCGACGGGCAATCAGCTCTCGGGCGGTACCGGCACGCCGGACTTCACCTCGGCGATCGCGGGCCTGGGCGATGCGCCCTACAAGTTCGTCGCCCTGCCGGTGAACGACTCGGGCTCCTACACCGTCTGGGACGCCGAGTACGGCTTCACCGACAGCGGTCGCTGGGGTCCGTACCGCCAGAGCTACGGCCAGATCTTCTCGGCGCGCCGCGGCGCCTACGCTGATCAGGCCACCTGGGGCCCGTCGAACAACTCGGCGGTCATCTCCCCGATGGCCTTCGAGCCGCAGAGCCCGTCGCCGGTCTGGGAGTGGGCCGCCGCCTACACCGCCGCCGCCGCGTTCTCGATCAACGCCTACGCGGCCCAGCCGCTGCAGACGCTCCCGCTGGTCGGCGTGCTGCCGGCGCAGAAGGCCTATCGCTGGAACAAGACCCAGCTGAACGCCCTCGCGCAGGTCGGCCTCGCGATCCAGGGAACCGACCTCTACGGCGGCACCACCAATCAGCCGGTGATCCTGCGCGAGCAGACTTCCTACCAGAAGAACGCCTACGGGCAGGCCGACAACGCCTTCGAGCTGGTGACGACGCTCGCTACCCTCGACGAGCGCTACACCCGGGTGCGGCAGCGGCTCACCAACGCCTTCCCGCGGATGGCTCTGGCCAACGACGGGACCAAGTTCGCCACCGGCAAGCCGATCGTCACGCCGCTGATGATCAAGGCGGAGATGGTCTCGGAGTACCGGGACATGGAGTACGACGGTCTCGTCGAGAACGCCGCGCTCTACATCGCGAACCTCTCGGTGGCGCGCTCGAACACCGAGCCGAACACCGTCGAGATCCTCGATCCGCCGGACATCGTGAACCAGCTGCGGCGGCTCAACATCCTCGCGCAGTTCCGCCTGCAGTTCCCGCTCAGCGCCTCCGGCACCTGATCGGTCCTCCACGCCTTCCCGCAATCCAACCCGCCCTCTGAGGCGGGTTTTTCTTTGGAGCACCGGCCATGGGCCAGAGGATCGCCGGCACCGCCTTCGTGAAGGCCGGCAACAAGCAGTACGACCTGCGCGGCTCGTTCATCGTGTCGCCCTCGCCGTCGAAGCGCGAGGGGGTCGCCGGCCAGGACGGCGTGCACGGTTTCATCGAGACGCCGCGCGTGCCCTTCATCAAGGGCGACCTCTCGACCACGGCCGGCCTGACCATCGCCGAGCTCGACGCCATGACGGACATCACCGTCACCGCCGAGCTCGCGAACGGCAAGACCTACGTCCTGTCGGGCGCCTGGACCGAGTCCGCGCACGAGATCGACACCGGCGCCGGCAAGGTGTCGGTGAACTGGATGGGCCTCACCTGCGACGAGATCTGATCATGGCGGACACCATCGAGGCCCCGGCGCGGGACCCGCGCGAGATCACCTGGCCGTACGAGCACCAGCTCGCGGCCGCGGTCCGCGCGCACGACGAGATGGTCAAGGTGCTCGTGCTGCGCGAGCCGACCGGCGAGGAGGTCCTGGAGTTCGGTCTCCTGGAGGGTCTGTCGGCCGACCAGTTCTTCCCGCTGGTGAGCAAGCTCGCGAGCGTGCCGACGTCGACGCTGAAGAAGATCGGCGCGCGCGACATCCTCTCGCTGGGGACCGTCCTCAGCCGTTTTTTCGTGTGGGCGGCCCTGCCGCCGGCGCCGTCCACGACAGTCTCCGCCTAGGCCTCGCTTTCCACGCGTGGCCGTTCTCGCGGCCGATCGGCACCTATCCGCCGGCGACCGTGGCTCACCTGATGGCCCACACCCTGGCGCTGATGCCGCGGCACGCCCCACGCGAGGACCAGGATGGCTGACGACAAGCTCAGGATCGTCGCCACCGTCGAGGATCAGTTCACCGGGCCGCTGACCAAGCTCCAGAAGGGGCTGAAGGGTGTCGGCGACGAGACGTCCAAGCAGGGGGCGACCTGGAAGAAGGACTGGGCCGGCGTCCGCGAGGAGGCCAGCAAGTTCCAGGGCGTCCTGCGCGGGTTCGACCCGATCTTCTCGGCCGTGGGTGTGACGGGGTTCGGGGCGGCCATGTCGATCACCGGCATGGTGTCGGCGATGCGCGGCTTCGCGGGATCGACGCAGCAGCTCTCGATGCTGTCCCGGGAAACCGGCGTGGCGGTAGACAAGCTGCGCGCGTTCGGGGCGCTCGGCGAGCGGTTCGGCGTGTCGGCCGACAGCATGAAGAGCTCGGTCGGATCCTTCGCGACCGTGATGTTCGACCTGCGCCGGCGGTGGGGCGAGGCTTACTCCAGCCTCCAGGCGATGAACCTCGGCAAGCTCGCCGAGGATGTGATTGGTGCGCCCAACATGGACGAGGCGCTCAAGCGCGCGATCGACGGCATCCAGGCGATCCCGGAACCGGAGGTGCGTCGGCGTGTATCCCGGTTGTTCTTCGGGACCGACGACATTGCGCGGGTGGTGGGCTCGATTTCGGGCAAGGCCAGCGAGGCACTGGCCCAGGTTCAGAAAGAGGTCGGACACCTCGACAAGCAGACCGAGGAGGCCGCCGCCCGCTTCGAGCAGAGCATGGGCCGGATCGGCGCCGCGGCCGAGCGGCTGAAGCTGAAAGTCCTCGGGCCGATGCTGAAGGGCACGGCCGACGTGATCGAGGACGCCGAGAAGAACGGCCTGCGCGGCAACGATGGCGAGCAGGCGCTCCGCAATCAGCTGTCCCCGTTCGGCGGCCCCGAGGCCACCCCGCGGGAGAAGCTGGAAGGCCGCCGCGCGCAGGTCGAGAGCCAACTCAAGCTCCTGGAGGCCGGCCCGCGCGGGGCAGACTACCAGCGCAAGCACGACCGGATGATCGAGGAGCTGAAGCGCGTCGCGGACGAGCTGCAGAAGGTCCGCGAGAACGGCGGGGCGAGCGTCAGCCCGTCGAGCTTCGGCGGGTCCACAGGCGGCGGATCGTTGATCCAGAAGGCGGCCTGGGGCGGCGGTGGGTTCGGTGGCGGTGGCCCGCTCAGCGGTGGTGGCGGGTTCGGCGGTAGTGGTGGAAGTGGCTACTCCGGCGGAACTTCACCACGCGCGCCGGTTCCGAACGCCGGGGCGATCCAGCGCAGCAGCGGCCCGATCACGCCCGGCACCGGCCCGTTGGGCGAGGCTCCTCAAGCGCAGGAGCCAAAGGAATACTTCGGGCAGGACGTCGACGTCTCCCGCCTGCCGGCCGGCATGCGCAACAACAACCCCGGGAACCTGAAGTACTCGGGCTCTGAGTGGCAGCGTCGCAACTTCCCCGGCATGGTCGGGCCGTCGCAGAACACCGATCAGGGCTCGCCTCAGATTGTGTTCAACAGCCCCGAAGCGGGCATGCGCGCGGCAGCCCGCCTCGCCCTGACGAAGTTCGACGGCGGAGCCGACACGCTCCAGAAAATCATCGCCGGGGCCAACGGCTGGACACCGGGGCATCCGACCGCCCCGGCCAACATCGCCAAGACGATGGGGATCGGCCCGAACGACAGGCTCGACCTGCGCGACCCTGCTCAGATGCAGAAGTTCCTCCGCGGCCTGCTGTGGCAGGAGCACGGACCGTCGAACCTGCTGTACAAGGACGACACGCTGCAGCGTGCCGCCGAGGCGGCGCTCGGTCGTGGGGGCGAGGCGGGTTCCGGCCCGCTGTCGCGCAGCGGCAAGGACGTCGAGCCGGTCGACGGCGTCGGCGGTGTCGACCAACGCCAGGGCGGGGGCATTCGCCGGCAGGCCATCACGGACGAGCTGCGCGACCAGTTGGCGAAGGCCGCCAAGAATGCGGCCGTCAACGCGGAGGTCTACTCCGGAGGCCAGGATGACCACGGCCGCCACCGGACGGGGAGCCATCGGCACGATGGCGGCCGCTCGGCCGACGTGAGGCTCTACACCACCGGGCCCGACGGCCAGCGGCGCTACCTGTCGATGAACGACCCCGCCGACCGCAAGGTCATGGAGGGTTTCATCCGCGGGACGGTCCGCAACGGCGCCACCGGCGTCGGCGCGGGCCCCGGCTACATGGGCGAGCACGGCATCCACATCGGCGGTGGCCCGTCGATGGCTTGGGGGGCTGGCGGGCGTTCCGCGAATGCGCCCGATTGGGTGCGGCGTGCTCACCGGGACGGCACGGTCGATCGGGCCAACGCGAGCAGGCAGGCTGACGCGGCCAAAGAGGCAAGCGCGACGCCGCCGAAGGCGAAAGCCCCGGTCGGGGACGCCTTGATGGACCGCTTCTACGGCCGCGGCGCGCCGGGCGCCGGGCCGGGCATGCAGATGCCGGGCGCGCCGGCCGATCCCAAAGGCACCCTGCACATCAAGTTCGACAACCCCCCTGCCGGGATGACGCACCGGGCCGATACGGGCGGTCTGTTCCGCGAGACGACCGTGTCGAAGGGTCGATCGCAGATGGACATGGACCGGGCGTAGCGGCTCGCGCCGAGCCACGATCCGAGGCTTTACGCATGAATTGGCGCGACGAGCTCCGCCCGCCGTCGTTCCGCGGCGTGCCGTTCAAGATCGAGGCAAACACCCGCTTCGGTGGGCGGCGCGGCTTCACCTACGAGTTCGCCAAGTCCGAGCGCAGCTCGGACGAGGACCTCGGGCGCCGCGTCACGCGCGTGGCGATCTCCGGCTACGTCATCGGCGAGGATTACCTCGATCAGGCCGACGACCTGGAGGCGGCGCTGCAGCGGGAGGGCGCCGGCCTCCTCGTCCTGTCCACGATGGGACAGGCGACGATGCGCTGCGAGACCTACCAGCGCATCGAGACGAAGGATCAGGGCGGCTTGGCCCGCTTCGAGATGGCCTTTGTGCGCTCTCAGGTCGGGGTCGCCGCCCCGTCCGGGCGGGAGAACACCCAGGCCGCCGCGCGCGCGGCGGCCGCGCAGAACGCGACCGCGGCCGAGCTGTCCGCCGGCAGCGACGACGACTGGAGCTAGGACCGGATGACCTTCGCCCAGCGCCGCGTCGCTGTCGCGGCGCTGAAGGCCGTGCTCGATGCGCTGCTCACGTCGGGCGTCGACGCCACGAGCCAGGAAGGGGCGACGCTCCGGCAGCTCTGCGGTGCGCTCTCGGCTGATGCCGTCGGCCAAGTCCAGGCCGGCACCTTCGGGCCGCCGCTGCGCGCGTGCTTCACGGCCGCCACCGCCGCCGGCGCCACGTTCGTCGGCATGGACCAGGTTCGACAGGCGGCGCAGGCCGTCACGGCTCCGGATCTGCCGGTGCAGCGCGTCGCCCAGATCGCGGCGCGTTTCGCGCTCACCGAGATGGTCAACATTCTGGCCGGGACCGTCTTCGTGTCGCGGCAGGATATCGACGCGGCGCTGGCGCGGGTGAACCTCGCCTTCGCCCCGGCCGAGGACTTCGCCGCCGGGCGCTTCGACAATACTGCGTGGCGTGCGCTCACCGCACTGCACGCGGCCTGTGTCCGCGATCTGACCGCCCGGGGCAGGCCGCTGCCGCGGCTCGTGCCCTACAGCTTCGGCACTCGCATGCCGCTCCTCACCCTCGCCAACCGCCTGTTCGGCGATGCGGGCCGCGCCGAGCAGCTGCTCGCGGAGAACCGCGACGTGGTTCACCCCCTGTTCATGCCGGCCTCCGGCAACGCCTTCTCCGGCTGAGAGCGACCGGTGCCCAATCCCGACCTGATCTGCGAGGTCCGCACCGAGGGCGGCGTCTATCAGGACTGGCTGACCGTCCAGGTGTCCCAGTCCTTCGACGCCGCGTGGCAGCGCACCTTCCGCCTCACCTGCGCCGAGCCGGAGGATCCGAACAGCCGCCGCCAGACGACATCGGGCTCCTCGTGGGGCGAGGCCGCTCAGATCGCGGCCCAGCGCCTCCTGCCCGGTATGCGCGTGGACATCGCGCTCGCGGGCGAGGTCGTCATTCAAGAGGGCTACATCGGCAACCGGCAGACCGCCTTCGACGCCAATCGGCACGGCGTCCAGGTGTCGGGCTTCTCGAAGGCCGAGCTCACCCGCAAGGCGTCGGCTGACGGCGGCACGGGGCAGTTCCGCGGCTACAAGCTCGACGCGATCGCCAACCGGCTGCTGAAGCCGCACGGCCTCAAGTTCCGGGTCGAGGGCGGTCCGGACGGCTGGGACACCCCGTTCCCGAACTTCACGATCCGGCACGGCGAGACGCCCTTTGACGCGATCTCGCGCGGCTGCCGACAGCGCGGCCTGTGGCTGCGGGCCGATGCCAACGGGGATATTGTCGCCGGCGCACGACAGGGCGGCAAGGGTGCGATGTTCGAGGAGGGGGTCAACATCCTCTCGGCGAACTGCTCGATCGACATGCCCTCGGTCCAGGAGATCGTCGCGCGCTCGCAGGTCGCGGGCTCCGACAGCCTGTTCGGGCGCCAGGCCGCGGAGATCTCCGCCAAGGCGCAGATGAGCAATGGCGTGCCCGGTCTCGCCCGCAAGGTGCTGGCCGAGATGCCGCTCGGCCAGAAAGAGCTGCAGCTGCGCACCAACATGGAGGCGCAGGCGATCGAGGCCGACCTCCTGCGGGTGACGCTGGCCTATCAGGGCTGGCTCAACCCGAACGGTGAGCTCTGGGCGCTGTCCGACTTCGTCAGCGTGCGCTCCGGGATGCTGTTCCCCCTCGCCGACCCGCTGATGGACCTAAAGCTCTGGGCTTACACCTACGGGCAGACGCCGGAGGGTCAGACGACGACGGCGATCGAGCTCGTGAACGCCAAGGCCTTCCAGCAGAAGAACCCCGACGGCCAGTCGTCCGACGGCTTCTACAACCAACCCGTGACGCAGGCGCAGCCCGAGGCGCGCACATGACCGGAGGCGGCGCATGAGCACGTTGCGCGCCGGAGGTGACGACGGCGCCCGCCGCGCCTACCTCGGCATCGCCCGCGGCACCCTCGTCGCGGTCGATGACTCGACCAAGCTCCAGGAGCACACGGTCCGGGCTTGGTTCGGGGACCAGTTCACCAACGTCGAGCACTGGCACCCCTACGGCTTCAGCAGCGTCCCGCTTAAGCCGACCGATCAGCAGCAGGGTCAGGCTGAGGTCCTTGTGGCCGCAGTGGGTGGCAACCCCGACCATCCGGTCGTGATCGCCACCGCTGACCGCCGCCACCGCCCGAAGAACCTCAAGCCGGGCGAGAGTTCGCACCACGACGATCAGCGCCAGCACACGCACCTGACCCGGGATGGCGTCAACCAGACCGGCAAGAAGGTCACGATCACGGGCGGAGACGACGGTGCGGGCCGGGCGGTGAAACCCGCCACCGACAATTTCGAGCTCAACGAGCAGCTGAAGGGGCTGGCGGCCCGCCTGTCGCAGGTGGAGGACTCGCACCACGCCCTCTTCGACGTGGTGTCCAAGTTTCGCCAGAACGCGGAGCAGGTCATCCCGGCGCTCGCCCCGGTCAACGCCGCGACCCAGGTCACGAACGCCCTCAGCGGCGCGCCGGGCGGCCTGGACGCCATGAAGGCGCTCGCGGAGGGAAAGCTCACTGGCTACCTCCAGAACGCCCTCCAGCGCGGCCTGAAGTCGTTTCTCGACCCCGGCCGGCTCATGGGCATGGCGAGCCTGCTGTCGGGCAACGTCGAGGGCCTGATCGCCGGCCTGGAGGCGCAGATCGCCGGCCTGATCGCCAACAACCCGGTGATCGGGATCGTGGACGACCTCGTCGACGAGCTGGAGGCGCTGAACGCGAGCGGCGGGCCCGAGGCGGCGATCGCCGCGAAGGCTGCCGAGCTGACCGGCCAGATCGAGCAGCTGACCGGCGCTAACCCGGTGATCGGCCAGATCGCCAACCTGCGGGGCCGGCTCCTGCAGCTCGCCGACCAGGCCGGGCCGGCGATGAACTTCCTGGAGCCGCAGAAGCGGCTCGTGCAGGGCCAGACGAAGTCGATGCGCTTCGGCGGCCCGGGCTGAGAGACGCGCCATGACGGATGTCCGGATCGCGCCGACGGGCACCGCCCCGGGCCAGCCCTTCCAGGCCGTCGACCTCGACCTGCTGCTCACGCCGGCGGGTCAGCTCGACACCTCGGACGAGCTGGCGACCGCCGTCGTCGTCGCCCTGATGACCGACGCGCTCGCCGGCCCGGACGACGACCTGCCGGACTCGCGCGACACCGACCGCCGCGGCTGGTGGGGCGACGTCGATGCCGAGGAGATCTGGGACGGCTGGCCAATCGGCTCGAAGCTCTGGCTCCTGTCCCGGACCACGATCACCGGGGCGGCCGCCCGCAAGGGCACCACCACCATCCAGATCGAAGACTACATCCGCGAGGCCCTCCAGCCCTTCCTCGACCGGAAGATCGCGACCCGCCTCGACGTCACCGTGGTCCGCGCCGGCATCGAGCGGATCGAGGCGCGCGTCGTGATGTACCGCGGCGACGAGCTGCTGCTCGACCTTCGCTTCAGTGACCTCTGGGCCGGGATCGTCGTCTCCGCGCCGACCGGCTGACCGGCCTCCCACCACCGCCACCGCCCGAGCCGACCCGCTGGAAGCCGCCCTGCGGCGCGCCTGAGGCTGCCCCATGCCGTTCAACCTGCCGGACCTGCCGAGCATGCGCCGGCAGAACCGCGACAATCTCGCGGCCTACCTGAAGGGCGCCGACGCGAGCGTCCCGAACAACGCCCTGCGCGTGCTCTCGGATCAGAACGCCGGCGGCGCGTTCCTGAACCTGAAGTACCTCGCCTACATCGCCAAGAACGCCCTGCCGGACAAATCCGAGGGCGACTGGCTGCTGCGCTGGGCCTACATCCTGTTCGGCGGCCCGAAGGCGGCGACCTTCGCCTCCGGCACGATCGCGCTCACCGGCGTGAAGGGCACGCTCCTGACGGCCGGGTCGATCCTGGCGACCTCGGACGGTGTCCAGTACCAGACCGCGGCCGACGTCTACCTCTCGGCCACCGCGACACTCGCCGCTGTCACGTGTCTGACCGCGGGCGCGATCGGCAACCGGGACGCCGGCGCGCCGCTGTCGCTGACGGTGGCGGTCTCCAGCGTCGACGCGCAGGCCACGGTCGTCCTGATCGACGGCGGCGCCGACACTGAGAGCGACGACGATCTGCGCACCCGGGTGCTGCTGCGCCTGCGCCGGCCCCCGATGGGCGGCGACGCCGACGACTACATCCAGTGGACGCTGGCCGTCCCCGGCGTCACCCGCGCCTGGTCGAGCCCGAACGGCATGGGCATCGGCACCGTGGTGGTGCGGTTCCTGTGCGACGCGCTGCGCGCCGGCAACGCCGGCCTGCCGACCGACGACGACATCGCCCAGGTCCGCGCCTATCTCGACACGGTCCGACCCGTCTGCGTGAAGGACTTCTTCGTGGTCGCCCCGATCCCGCAGGGGCTCGGGATCGCGATCCGCAACCTGTCGGACGACACGCCGTCGATGCGGCTCGCCATTGAGACGGCGCTTCAGCTGCTGCTCCTGGAGCGCGCCGCCCCCGGGCAGACGATCTACGCGGCCTGGGTGTCGGCGGCGATCTCCGAGGTCGTGGGCGAGGGCTACTTCGATCTCGACTTCGAGGACGCCGTGATGGCTTCGCCCGGGCACATGGCGAGCCTCTCGGCCGCGGCCGGCGGCGGGATCTCCTACCCATGAGCGACGGCTTCATCCGCCGCGACGGCGACGACTACGCCGAGGCCTTCGCGCGCCTGCTGCCGCGCGGCGAGGCGTGGTCGCGCGACCCCGACGGCGACCTGATGCGGCTCGTGCGGGGCCAAGCCGAGATCTGGGGCGCGGTGGTCGACCCGCGGGCCGCCGACCTTCTGGAGCTCGAACTCGACCCGCGCTTCACGACCGAGCTGCTGCCGGACTGGGAGCGCGCCTTCGGTCTGCCCGACCCGTGCGTCCAGGAGCAGTACACCCTGGAGGAGCGGCGCCTCGCCCTCATCGAGCGGATCACGACCGAGGGCGGCCAGAGCCGGGCGTTCTTCTACAACGTCGCCTCGCGCCTCGGGTACGTGATCCGGATCGTCGAGTACT